TACAGCAACGGTAGAGACGATACACGTTCAACACTTCTAACGTGTGCAGACTTGCTACTAAGACCAACAGCGGGGTTTGGCGTAGAGGCTAAGGCTATGAGTACCCGTCTTTCTAGCGATGATAGAATGAACACTACAGCAATCGGCGCAAACGTGGACGGGTTGAGTATTGAGACAAATATTAACGAGCAAGCAGCGAAGATTTCAAAGGTAGATATTACGTTCAACGACCTTGTAAAGCTGCTACAGTTTACGCCGTGGGTAACACTAGAAGACGACGGTACGTTTAGAGTACGTTATTGTATCCGTGGTGGAATGTTATACCTTGATTGTTATATTGCAGCTGGTTACGCAACACGTACAACTACAAAGCAGCTACCAAAGGAACTATTACCAGCAACCAATGGCTACCACCCTATGGGAACACAGACAGGCAACAATACCGCAAAGATTTGGGTAGGTTCGGCTAGCGGTGGAGACGGTCATATTTACTTGTATAACTGGTCTAGCGGTTATGCGACTGGAATTATCCCGCTGCTACCTCAGAGCATGGAGTAAAGCCTATAATGGAACTGACAGACGGGCTATATTCGTATCTCTATTCTAAGGCGGTGAGAAATGCACGGTAATATTACGGGTGACATGCTAATTTTTGTGATTGGTCTAGTATCTTCATTCTTGGGCTGCATGGTATCTATTTCGACTATACAGGGTCGAGGCAAAGAGCAAAGGCAGCGTGAAGAGGAATGGAAAAACACCATTACAAACACGTTAACACGCCTAGAAACCCGTCAACAGGTCATGAGTGAGCAAATGAGCAGCTACCAACAGTCATTGGCTGAAGTAGTTTCTACAGTGGGTAAACATACCTCAGAGTTGGCAGTAGTTGGCATTATCGCACGTAGGGCTGATGACGTTTCAAAAAAAGTTCAGACCGACCTTACAGAGGTCAAGACAGACGTAAGAAACCTAGGCAATCGTATCGAGAAACTGGAGAATTAAACTATGGTTAATCTTAAAGTTAGAATGAAGAACAAGGCTTTTTGGCTTGCGCTTATTCCCGCCCTGCTTATTTTGGTACAGGTTGTAGCTGGTATTTTTGGCTATAAGGTCGAGATTGAGGGCGTTACTAATCAAGTTATGGCAGCCGTAAACGCTCTGTTTGCAGTCCTTGCCATTCTTGGAATTGTCAACGACCCAACAACAGCGGGTTTCTCTGACAGTGACCGTGCTATGACCTACACACAGCCTAGTTCTAAACCCTCTAGTGAGGTTATGTAATGTTAAGGGGTATTGACGTTAGCGGCTATCAGCCTTGTTACTCCACGTACTCTAGCGGGTACGTGGAGACCGCTTATAGTGGGTCTGATTTTGTTATTGCAAAGGCAACGCAGGGTACTAGACCGCTTAATTCGCATATGGTTAGACAGCTTGAGAGGGCTAAGGCAGACGGTAAACTAATCGGCGTTTACCACTACGCCGAGGGCGGTTCACCCGTTGCAGAGGCAGACGCTTTCATTTCATGCGTTAAGGACTATGTGGGGGAGGCTATTTTATGCCTAGATTGGGAAAACAGCGATAATGACGCATGGGGTTCTACTACATGGGCTAGACAGTTTGTAGACCGTGTACACGCCCTAACGGGTATCTACCCGCTTGTTTACACGTACCCCGCTGGTAGGTCACAGGTTGCGTCATGCGCCGATGTTTCCGCCCTTTGGATAGCTGGATATCCCGATAACCGCTTTAGCTGGGAATTGCCACAAATGGACTACAGCACGGGCGCATGGTCTGACTGGACGATTTGGCAGTATTCTAGCGCTAACGGCAACATTGATTTGAACGTTGCGCAGCTGGATAGTGCGGGCTGGGTACGCCTCGCAGAGGGTGACAAAGCAGCTACGGGCTTTACACCTCACTGGGTACATAACTCTGTGGGTTGGTGGTACGCTACCGCTCCTAATGACTGGTACGCTGATACATGGCAGCTGATTGACGGTGAATGGTACTACTTTTACGCTAACGGCTACGCAGCTACTGGCTGGGTGCGTTACGGGGCGTATTGGTGCTATATGCGTGAGACAGCCGACAATCGAGAGTGTGCTATGGAAACGGGTTTTGTCGAGGTAAACGGTTCAAAATACTACTTGTACCCTACTAGCGATAACGCCCCCCGTGGCACTATGGCAACTGGTAAGTTTGAGGTAGACGATAAAACCTACATTACAGACGCTAGCGGTCGTATTCAGTCTAACGCCGTTGTAGTCCATGGCGGGCTAGCTTATGCCTTAGATACAGACGGCACAGTTAAGAGCGGTACACTCAGCGTTTCTACAAACGAAACGGGCGCAATCACTAAGCTGAATTAGTGTATACTGTTCTCACACGGTCTACTCCTCCGCCGTGCGTAACCCCGCTAGTTAACGAGGCTAGCGGGGTATTTTTGTGTAGGAAATATGTAGGGAAATTTCTATAAAATTGTTGTTGACAGAGAGCAACACAAGGCATATAGTTATAGTCAACAAAGGGAAACAAAGAGAGTTCCCGACACGACAGAAAGGTATTAAAAATGAAGTGGACAGCTTACTACAACGCAAAGAACCTATTTACTAACGAGGTTGAGCGTGTTTATCTTGGCAAGTCTTTCAAAACAAAAATGGAGCTGGTCGATTATCTAAAGTGCGTAGGTTTTGCTGCACCAGACTACCTACTCAGAGATAATCAAATGGCAAAATATAATATGAGGCAAAAAAGCGCCGAAACTATCTACCTTGTTAAAGAGTAATTAGTCAATTAACCCCCTCGCAAAGGGCGGGGGGGGGTATTCATACCGTTGAAAGGTGGCACTATGTCAAAAGTTTATTCAGTTCTAAGCGAAGTAAGAGAGGAATTAAACGTACCAAAAGACCAGTACAACGCATTCGGTAAATACAAGTTCCGAAACCTAGAGAGCATTAACGCAGCCCTCAAACCGCTATGCAAGAAATACAAATGCGGTTATTACATGACTGATAGCGTTGTTCTTATCGGTGAGCGGTACTACACACAGGCAACAGTAACGTTTTACGTTGACGGTTGCGAGGAAACTGTAGCGTCTGTAGCCTATGCACGTGAAGAAGATGAAAAGAAAGGCATGGACGCCGCTCAAATTAGCGGTTTGGCTAGTTCCTATGCGAGAAAATACGCTATTTGTGGACTGTTTGCGGTAGACAGCGGCGAAGAGGTAGACGCACTTGATAATCGACCCGCTGAGACAGCCTATAAGACACGAACGGCAACACGAACGACTACTACACGCAGGACACAGCAAACCACGCCGCAAAAAGCCCCTGAGAGCGTTACAGAGGAAACGCTACAAAACAAGGTTTTGGAGTTCGCAAATCTGAGGGGTAAGACTGTAGACGATGTAATTAGGGCGCTAAACATTACCCCCGCAATGAAGAAACTAGGCGTAACCGCTGAACAGATTGAGTACACAGACAATCAGAGGGTGGCAGCGGTGGGAATTGTTACAAGTTGGCTAACACAGGTTAAGAAAGAGGGCTAAACATGAGAGGCATTAACACAGTTTGTTTAAGCGGTAACCTTACTAGAGACGCAGAATTGCGTTTTACAACCAAAGGCACGGGCGTTTGTTCCTTTGGTATTGCAGTCAACGATAGCCGCAAGAACTCGCAAACGGGTCAATGGGAAGATGTACCGAACTTCTTTGACTGTAATATTTTCGGTGCAAGGGCTGAGAGCATTACCGACTATCTCGCAAAGGGTACTAAGGTTTGCGTAACTGGTAGGCTAACACAGTCAACATGGGAAACCAAAGAGGGTCAAAAGCGCTCAAAGGTTGAGGTGATTGTAGACGTTATTACTTTCATGTCTACAAAGCAGGATAAGCCCGTACAGTATCAGACACAGGCAGATATCAGCGATAACACAGATATGTATGACGCTGATATCCCGTTTTAAGGCGTAATTGTGTAGGAAGTGTGAACGCTATTTAGTTGTTGACAACTCGCAACAAAGCCCCTATAGTTATATTCAACAAAGGGAACAAAAAGAGTTCCCGACACGTTGAAAGGGGCTAAAAAATGAAGTGGACAGTTACGTTTGAGACGGTTACACGGGACGATACGGGGCGTGTTATCAATAGTACTATTGACGAAAAGGCAACTAAAAAGTTCAACACAAAGCATGAGGCGGTTGAGTATCTTCGCTCCGAGGGGTTTGGTGGGTATGTTTACCCATATAGTAAATTACCTCGTTATATGGATACATATCATAGGGGCTGCACTAAGTATGTTGTTGCAGAAATTACTCACTAAATAGGTTTCTAGCCCCGCTGCAAAGGGCGGCGGGGCGCTAAAGAAAGGATAGAAACATGGAGAAAGACGTTATCAAGATTGAGCGTGAGCAGCTAGAGGAGTTAGTCACAGTAGGGCTAAAAGTCGTTGTAAATTGGGCGCTTATTAGTGAGTGTAATGACGAAGAGGTGGGCGCTTTTCTTGTTGCTATGTTTGAGGAAAATATCAAGCGTCTAGCAAAGGCAGCGGGTAGCGTACATGACAGTATGCAAGAACTGAACGACCTGTAATGTTTCAATCGTTTGTTGTAAGGGGCGAGGTACTGGGTAAGCCTCGCCCTAGATTTTCAAGCCGTGGAGGCTATGGCAGGGCTTATACACCCACTAGTTACATGAAGTATGAACGCTCAATAGCTAATGCATACACAGAGGCGGGCGGTAAGAAGTTCAGCGGGGCAGTGAGTGTATCAATATTCATTCACAGGGAACTACCTAAGAGCCGACCTAAACGCCTATTGGCAGAATTAGATACGGCTAAGCCCGATATAGACAATGTAACTAAAGCAGTCCTAGACGCACTAAACGGGGTAGCTTATGACGATGATAAACAGGTAGTAAGTCTACGCGTTACAAAGCTACCACGAACAAGGCAAGAAAGTTTTTTAAGAGTCACAATCATAGGAGGATAACAATGAAACTAACTAATGAGTTGAACCTGCCTCAGCCGTTCGTAGACGCAGCTACTAGCGATTATCAATATACCGATAAACGTTATAGTGTTACGTCCGTTCTAAAGGGTACGAGAGAGGCAATTTTACAGCGCCGACACTCAGATGAAATCGAGACAGACGTTTCAGAAATGGTATGGGCTATCTTCGGTTCAGCGGTTCATAAGATTTTGGAGCAGTCAGAGGAAACCGCCGACCAGCTAAAGGAAAACTGGCTATCTGTAGAGGTTCAGAATGGCTATGAGTTGAGCGGTATTTTTGACCTTTACAATGATGCAACGGGTACAGTCACAGACTACAAAACCGCTACCGTGTGGAAATTCATTTACAAAGAGTTCGATGACTGGCGTACTCAATGCCTAGCCTACGTGTGGTTGTTGCGTAAAATCGGTTTTAACGCCCGCCGTGGTGAAATCGTGGGAATGCTCAAAGACCACTCAAAGACTAAGGCAAAGACAGACCATACCTACCCACAACACCCCGTGCAGCGTATCGGCTGGGACTTTACCGACAAAGACCTAGAGGGGTTCGAGAGTTGGCTCAAAGCTAAGTTTTCCGAGATTGAGGCAGCTGAGAAATTGAGCGATGATGATTTGCCTCTATGTTCCGATGTTGAGCGTTGGCATAAAGCCGATAAGTACGCCGTTATGAAAGAGGGGCGTAAAAAAGCCGTCAAACTCTACGATAGCGAGGAAGAGGCTAACGCTAGAGTAGAAGAAGAGGGTAAGGGTTTCTACGTTGAACACCGCAAGGGCGAGGATAGTAAATGCCTCAATTACTGTTCAGCGTGTGAGTTTTGTAATCATTACAAGGAGTTGATGAACAATGCTGAGTAAAGAAGAGCGTAAGGCAATCGCTGAGAGAATTGGAAAAGAGTTCGACTACGCAGAAAATGATGAAGTTTATGAGGCTCTTATTGGCGAGGAAATTCCCGATAATACAACTTGGGAAACAGATTGTAAGGTTGTTCGTGACCGTCTGATTGAATTGTGCGAAACGTCTAACATGGTTGAACTACCACTAGACAAAGACGGCGAAGTTATCCATATTGGAGATACGTTATTTGACAATGACGGGGCTAAAATAACCGTTTTTAGTATTCGTTTTAATGGTAGTAGAAACAACGTAGTTATAACCTGCGAGGGTAGCGACTTTGTTTGTACGTATTCAGCCGATAATCTTACACGTAAGAACCCTGTATCGGTTCAAAGTATTAGCAAACGTATGCAAGGCGTTCTAGAAGATTATTTGGTTTCCGTTGATAGCAATTTGCATACAGAACTTGTTAGCGTTGCCGACCAGCTAAAAGAGTTAGCGGGTAAAGATGAAGAGTAGTTTTCTGATTGTTGAAAATGAAAGAGGCTACGATATTGTTATCAACCTAGACAAAGTAGCTTATATCAATCCGATTGAAAAAACCGTTTGCTTAGATTGTGCGGGCGGTAAAAATGGCGGGCTTGTATACCTTTCAAAATGTGGAATTGATACGCTGGTAAACCGTGTTTACGCCGATATTGCTAGGTCGCACGATGAATAGAGATAGTTATATCGTCATTCAGTCGTTTATGCGCTCCGAGTTGGAACTGAAAGGAAACGAACTAATTGTTTACGCTCTAATCTATGGTTTTTGTCAGTCCGAGGGTCACAGTTTCCACGGTTCGAGGCAGTATATAAGCGACTGGACAGGGTGCAGTCTATCGACTGTATCAAATGTGCTAGCTGGGTTGGTTGATTGTGGGTTACTGGTTAAGTCTGAGACGGTTGTAAACGGGGTAACGTTCAACTCTTACGTTACTACACGCCGTAAACGTGAAGTGACACAGAAAGAGACTACTGAAACCCATTCTGAGGGCGTGAGAGCCGTTATAGAGCATTTGAACGAGGTTACGGGTAAATCATACGACTACAGACGCGACAGCAGTTCTAAACCCGTTACAGCCCGTCTAAACGAGGGCTACACCGTAGATGACTGTATCAAGGTAATAGACGTGAAAGCCTCTGAGTGGTTAAGAACAGATATGAGGCAGTATCTAAGACCTGAGACGTTATTTAGAGCGTCTAAGTTCGAGAGTTATCTACAGCAAGCGCCTACAGAGGTTTTAGAGTGTGCTTTTTAAGGGGTAAACGTGGTTGATGTACTTAAAGGCTATGAGGGTTCAGACGTTCCTATTTGTGAGGTTTGCGGTAAGCCTAAAGCCTACCTACATAATGGCAAACTGTACCCGGCTATGTGCGATTGTCAGATTAAAGAGCATGAGGCAGCTGAGGCAGCTGAGAGGGCTAACGCCCTTAAAGCTGCACGGGCTGAGAGGGTTAAAACAGCGTTTCAGTTCGAGGAAATGGCAGCGCAAACATTTGAGGCAGCGGACGGGCTGCACGGTGTAGAGCAGCTAGCAAAGTGCGAGAAATACGCTAACCGCTGCATTGAGGGCGCTAATTATGGGTTATTGCTTTTTGGTAGTCCAGACGGCGGTAAAACATACGCTAGTTGTGCTATTGCTAACAAGGTTTTAGACGCAGGTAAAAGCGTTATTATGAGGTCAGTACCTCAGTTAGTTGTGTTCAAGGACACTACAGAGAAACGGGCTACAGAGCGCCTATTGGGTCAGTTGTTAAGTTGCGACTTGCTAATACTTGACGACTTAGGCGCTGAACGTGCTACCCCGTTTGCTCAAGAGTTCGTGTACGCAGTGATTGACGGTCGTTATAACGCCCGTAAACCTATGGTAGTTAGTACCAACCTAACCCGTTCCGAGTTAGTACACACCCCTGATATTACGCAACAGCGCATATACAACAGGGTACTAGAGGTATGTTATCCGTTGGAGTTTAAGACAGGGCGCAAACGCAGCACAAAAGAGCGTTACGCAGCAATGCTAGAAGATATTGAGAGAGGTTAAACATGAATGTAAAGACACTCAAGAAAGCAATGAAAGAACAGGGCTTGAACAGTAAGGGCGTAGCCGTTAAATGCGGGCTGGATAGGACTACCGTTTTTAGGCTACAAAACGGTGAACGTGAGCCGTCTCTAAGAGTGTTCAAGAAACTCTGTAAGGGCTTGGATATTAGCCCCGTTGATTTGTGGTAGGTCAATATGTGCGAGTATAACCTAGGTTTTAAGGCAGCTAACAAGCTACCTATGACTGAGTGCGAACAGTACGAGGAATTGCTAGAGCAGTTCCTAGAGAGTTCCGACCTAATAATTACTAAAGCGTGTGAGAGCCGTGAGAGTACCATTAGCACGGTAGCGGGTCTAATGCTACACGCAAAGGGTAAGCCCGTAGAAGTTGGCTATGAGTTCAACACGGTCTATGTTAGGAAGATGTGCTAATTATGGCAAAAGTAACTACTTTACCTGCTATTTTGCAGCCCTTAATGGGTAAGCCGTCTATTAAGGCTCACAGGTGCGTTGTATGCGGTTGTACCTACCCGCTGAACAACCACCATATTGTAAGGCGTTCAGCTGGTAAGATGTACGTTAACGGCATTGAGTTAGAGAAACCCGTTATAACCCTTTGTGGCAGCGGTAACGCTAGCGGTTGCCATGGTTTAGCGCATGAAAACAGGCTACATTTTCGTTGGGTCACAGTACCGCAAAAGGCAGTGCAGCAAGGACTACCAGCGGTTAACGGCTGTCACTGGGAATATAAAATCTTTGATAAACCGACCAAATATATTGACGCTATCAAGTCAGATAGAGGCTGGAAAAGAATATCTACCTGCTAATATGTAGGAATTGTGGAGGGTTTGCGCCCTCCACTTTATTTTTATGAAATATGTTGACAACACGCAACAAAGCCCCTATAGTATTAGGCAACAAAGGGGTTACAGGAACTCCGACAAACGAAAGGGTATAGCATGGCTGAATTTTCTTTTTATGACTTTTGCCAACAGGAAAATGGCACTATTGAGGGCTATAACGAGGTCGCAATAGATGAAGAAGTAAACGAAATGTGGCACGAGTATTTCCGTGATAACGCTAGGAATATCAATGAGTGGAATGAGGCAGATTACCTAGACCGTTTCACCGCTGAAAACATTGATACCATTTATGAGATTATCAACCGCAATTATGAGCCTGTACAGTGGTTAGTAGAGTACACAGCTAGAACGGCTAAGGAACTGGGCACACCTGCACACGCTGGCAACCTTAAGGCTTGGGAGAAGTCATTTACAAACGCCCTAGACGGTGAAGAGATAGCGCCCGATGACCTTTGGTATTTCGTTAACGAGATTGAAACAAAGGGCGTTAGAATGGCGTTTGAGATACCCGTTAAGTTTACGGCGTATATGAAAGAGTAGAACAGGCTAGGCGGGGCGTAACAGCCCCGCTAATAAGAAAGGTGTAACTATGTATGACAATAGACGTTATGACTACCCGCTAAGCCCTGAGAGCGTCATTGAACTATGGCAGGAATGGAAAAGCAAAAATTACCGTGCTATGGACTGGTTCTATTTTCAAGCTAGAGAGTTCTACTACAGGGGCGCTAGGGTATCGGCTAAGTATCTAATCGAGAAATTGCGCTATGAGAGCGGGCTACGCATTGAGAGCGTACCATTTACCGACAATCACGGCGTTTTGCACACGTTCGGTATCTCCAACACGCTAACCCCGTTTATCGGTCGTTGGTTAAAAATGCGTATTCCTGAGTTGGATATACAAATCAATAAAAGCAGGTTTGACGCAGCAATCAGAGATGTGGGCGGTATCAATGGGACAAATTAGTATCACGTTCCAAAGCAAGGACGCAGTAAAGGACGCTATTAGGGAACTTGCAGCCGTTCTAGAGCGGGCTAAACACCATAACGGCGTAGAAGTCCTACCCGCCCACTTTAAGGGCGTAGAAACCGTTTCAGCGCTTGGAATTAGTGCGGGGGGGGCGCAAGATTAAGAGGGGTATCAACTTTGAGCGTGGTATTTTGACCGCTAAAACTGATGTACTAGATAGACCGTTTTCCGAACACTAGAGGGGCTATATATCGAACTGGCGTTCTATTGTGTAGGAACTGTGAACGCCATTCCCCCGCCTCAAAACGGGGCGGGGCGCTATCGAAAGGGGAAATAATGGACTGGTTTAATTACATTTATGGCGTTTCCGTAATGATTATGTTCGTTGGTATTACTATTTGCGTGTTGGTAGTGACAATAAATGCAGTTTTTCGTGACCCACTCAAAAGAGAAACGGAGGCATACAACAGGGGTTACGTTGACGGTTTCAATTCACAGAAATAGAAAGGAACCAAAATGGCTAGTTTGGCAGAAAAGTACGTATTTGAACGTTTGGCAATGCTTGAGAAAGAGCATGACGAACACCTTAAAGGCTCAAGCGTTAACGTTGAGAAAGAGCCTGAGAACACAGACGGCGTAGAGTTCAAGAAAGAGCTTATTACAGCCGTTAGATATATAACTAGCGGTTCATGGGTTTTTGAAGATAAAGACTACGGGCTGAATGACGTTGACCGCCTGCGTGAAGTCCTAGAAATGGACGATAAACATCTGTATGAATGGGCTACAGATGAACGCGGCGAGGGTTGGCATACGTATACACCTATCACTAGGCAGGAAACAGAGTTTGCATATCAAGTTCTTGATATGCGCATTGTGCCACACGCTATTTATGCGAGTGAGAAAAACTCAGTAGGGTATTTCCAACATATCAGCGATACGCCTACTATAGGGAGTTATTGCACACTAGAGAATGATGACGCTGCAAAAGCTAAAGCGATTGAAGATATCCGATACACGATTAAACGCGCCATTGAACACCTAGAGAATGGAACAGATGAAGAGGAAGAGGAAACCGAAGATGAATAAGGAAGAAGTTCAAGAAATCTATGACAAAGTAAACACCACACGCAGCATTTTTGCGGTTGATGTGCTAGGGCTTAAAGCTTGTTTGTACCATGATTTGTTTGGCAGTTTATCAGTTGAGCGTATGAGCGATACAGACTTATATTTTCTTGTCAAGCAAAAGCTAAAAGACCTATGCGATTATGCGCTAAACGCTAAGCCTGAGCCTGTAGCTAAAGACTTTGACGCACTAGAGGGCGTAGCAAGCGCTCTAAGAGCCTTACAAGATACATTACAAGATGTATTCAGTAAGCTAGAAACAGCCTTAGAAAGCATTACAGAGGCTCAAAAGGACTAAAAAGCGCCCTAAAACTGAATAAAACACACCAAAAAAGCGCCCCTAAGGTAAAATAGATACAAAACAAACGTTCTATTAAAGCCTTAGGGGTGACTTGTATTGAAGTGTAATAAACAGACTATAGAACGTGCTGAGGAACTAAAGAAAAAAGGCGTAACAAACATTGATATTGCTAAAGCCTGCAACATTACAGAGGGTACATTCTACCGTTGGTTAAATAACCCTAGTAATGCACGTGAAAGAGAGTTTTCTCAGCGCCTAAAAAGTGCTGAACTGGACTATAAAACATACCTCACCGACCAAGTGCTAAAAGCAGCTAAAGAAAGAGACTGGAAAGCTGCAGCGTGGCTATTGGAGCGTAAATACCCTATGGAGTACTCACTAGCCCCTAAGAGGTTTGAGGATATTCAGAGGGCTGGAACTGATACAGATACAGACCCACTAAGCGAGGCGCTAGAGGGGCTTGCAAAGGGGCTAGAGAATGAGCAGCGCTAGTCTAAAGCAGGCTCAAGTAATGGCGTTTCCCTATACCGACTATCAAGCCCTAATCTGTGACGGTGCAGTCCGTAGCGGTAAAACGTCATTCATGGCGTGTAGTTTTCTCAACTGGTCTATGTCCAACTACAACAATCAGACGTTTATAATCGGCGGTAAGTCCATTGAAAGCGTAGTCCGTAACGTCATTAAGCCTTTGCAGTCTCTAGCATGGGCTAGAAAGCGCTACACAATGTCATACTCAAGCTATACGCATGAGTTGACCGTAAGGCGTGGCAAGGTTAAGAACGTCTATGTAGTCTTTGGCGGTAAAGACGCTGCAAGCTATGAACTGGTACAGGGTTTCACGGCTGCAGGGTGTCTAATTGATGAGGTTGTCCTATGTGTTCGTTCGTTCGTTGAGCAGTGTTTAGCCCGTTGCTCTGTTCAAGGCGCTAGGTTCTTCTTCAACTGTAACCCTGCTAGCCCTACTCACTGGTTCAAAAAAGAATGGATAGATAAAGCCCGTGAACATAACGCCTTATACCTCAAGTTCACTCTTAGGGATAACCCTAGCCTTACAGAGGACACTCTAAGACGCTATGAGACAATGTACAGCGGGGTATTCCACCAACGCTACATTTTGGGTGACTGGGTAGCCGCTGAGGGCGTAGTCTATGACTGTTTCGACAAATCGACCATGTGCAGGGATATAGACGTTGACGGTTCGGATATTGTTTATTGCTCCATTGACTATGGAATTACAAACCCGTTTGCAGCCCTGCTATGGGTTGTTCGTAACGGCGTGGCGTATTGCTTTAGAGAGTATCGCTATGACAGCAAAGAGGAACAGCGCCGTTTAACCGATGAAGAGCATTGGGCCAACGTTAAAGCGATGTTCAAAGGCTTATGGGTTGATGAAGTCATAGTAGACCCTAGCGCCTCTAGTCTGATTGAGTTGATACGCAAAGAGGGCTTTTACAACGTCCGAGGCGCTAAGAATGACGTTCTAAGCGGTATACAACACGTTACAACGCTAATGAACACGCACAAGCTAATCATATCGCCCGATTGTACAGGGCTTATATCTGAGTTGAGTGTATACTCATGGCAGGGTAAAGGTGATACCGTTATCAAAGAAAACGACCATTCATGTGACGCCATGCGTTACTTTGTTGAGACAATCGGTATCAATCTATTAGACATGAACTAGAGAGGCTTACACTATGGGTCTAATCAATTCACTACTTGACAGTATCGCCCGCTCACTGGGTAGACGTATTCAAGGCATGGAGCAATCACAGGCATATCGTGACAGCGGGCGCAAAGGTGAAGAATTCTCAGTCGAGAGTATGGTATCTGAGAGCCTCGCAAACCTTATGACAATGCAGTTTACAATGCCTGTTGTAGGGCAATCGGCTAGAGCGGTAGCGCTTGACCGTGTGAGTACCGACTTTGTGCGTGACAGCTTTACAAACGTTTGTTCTATGGCGTTTCTAACGGGTGACTGTATCACTGTTCCCGCATGGAACGGGCGTTCTATGTATAACTCAATCGTGACCGCTGAGAATTTCGCTATTTTGGGCGCTAACGGCTCAGAGATTACCGCCTGTATCTACATCGTGGACGAGAAGAAAGAGCGCAACGGCGCTAAGTGGACACTGTTACGCCTTATTGAGTTAGTGCCTTACACCGCCTATGACGGTTCACAGACTTACGCAAACCGCTATAGAACGTATGTAGCTAAGAACGGCGTTATCCAAGACGATAACGCATTTAAGCAGTTCCCTGATTGGTCTGCATATGGTGAACAGGCAGAGTGGATAATTCCTAACGTTGACCGTCTACTGATTGGTCGTTATAGGTCGTTTACTCTGAACCCTCAAAACCCTAATGCGCAAAAAGGTACACCGATTTGCTACGGTGCGTCTAAGCCTATTCAAGAAATTCACTACCTAATCGACAAAATGCACGCTGAGTTTGCGCTATCTGAGAAAGCCGTTTTTGCTGATAGGTCTTTATTTGTCAAGGACTACCAGCGAAACGCTGAGGGTGCGATTGTAAACGCCCGTCTGAAACTACCAGAGGGTAGAGAGCGCCTATTTATGACTATGCAGGGTACAGGTTCAGACGGTTCACTACTTAATGAATGGGCGCCTACCATTCAGCTACAGCCCTACATAGACGCACTAGAGAAACAATATCAAGAGGTTGAGAAGTGTGTAGGCATTTCCTCAGGCGTTCTATCCAACCTCAATGAACAGGCATATCAGAATGTGGATAACGTTCGTAAGGCTACCGTAAAAACTCAGTCGTTCATTGAGACAGGGCGTAAAGTTGCTGAAAGCTATCTAGACGATATGGTCTACAGCTGGAACGCAATCTACAACTACTACAACGTAACGCCTGTGGGTGATTACGATGTAGAGTACAAGTGGAGCGATGAATACATCAACACCTTTAGCGACCAGCAAAACGCCATTTTGGCAGGTAACGCAATCGGCGCAACCGACGCCGTAGACTACCGTATGCTAGTCATGGGTGAAAGCCCTGAGGTCGCACGTCAAAGGGTAGAAGAAATTGCAGCGTCTAAGCCTACTAATCCCCTATTTAGTGAGGTTGAATAGTGAATGACAGAGACCGTACAGGGATAGAGTTAGCAGCCCTAGCGGGTGAGTTGGCTATCCTTATGGTGATAGCTAAGCACTTGAAGAGGGTAGACGAAAACACTACCTATTCGGACGTTGCTAAGTGGTCTTTAGTTGGTCTAGTGGATATTGCCACAATCGCTAATAACACGTCTAACCTGCTTACTAAGCGGGCTAGGCGTGTGTTTGCTAACGGTTCAGACGATATAGACGCATGGAGCGCCCCGCTATTCGCTGCAAACGCTAGGACATTCCACAGCGTGAGCGATATCTACGCAGCAAGTACAGCCCTAGAGACTGGTTTAGGCTCAACCGTTCACACAATCGAAACAATGTTTTCTACCTCTGTTATGGGTCTAGTCAACCCACAGGGGCGTATCGTTCCTATAGCGCAGGCATACCGTGAGAGCCTACAGGAGGCAGTCTCAGCTATGCAAGCGGGAGAATTGAACTACGTACAGTCAATTAAGCGTATGACCGCTAGAATGGCTCAGAGAGGCGTTAGAGTGTTCTACCCTAGCGGTGTTACCCGTGAGTTATATTCAGCGGTAAGCGGTAACGTCTATGACAACTACCGCCTTACAATGCAGAAAGCCCGTGAAGAGGTCGGCGTAGCGTTTGGCGCTAATGGTGTAGAGATATCCGCTCACGGTCTATGCGCAGCCGACCATTTGCCATATCAAGGCAAACAGTACAGCATAGAGGCGTTTAACCGCCTAAATGACAGCCTAGAGCGTCCTATTGCGCATGGCTATAATTGCCACCACACTACAACACCGATTATTCTAGGCATTTCTAAGCCCGCTCAGAGCCGTTCACAGCTTAAAGAACTACGTGAACAGTCTCAGAGGATAGTCCATACGGCCAACGGTGATATGACAGCCTACGAATTCACACAGTATCAAAGGCGTATGGAAACCGCTATCCGTAAGAAGTACGTTGAGAAAGCAGTTCTACAGGCAGCTGGAGCAGATACGGCGGGGCTGGATAGCGATATCAAAGACGCTACGAGGTTCTACAGGTCTGAAAGCCGTGCAGCTGGTATCAGTACCCATATGGAGCGTGTGACGGTTTACAAGCCGTCTAAATAGCCTTACAATACAAGGCATACCACCCACGGGGCTACTCCTTTCACCCGTGGGTGTTTTCTTATGTGTAGGAAATGTGCAGAAAAATATCTATAAAATTGTTGTTGACAACTAGCAACATACCCCGTATAGTAATACTCAACAAAGGGGAACGCAAAAGGCAACCCCCGACACGAAAGGAAACAGTATGACAGACGCAGAAAAGTACACAGAGATTATTAAAACGCAGGGAATTAAGAGCGTTACCGTTTATCTGTTCCACGAAACAGAAATGATTTTCAAGCAGGTTTTTAATTGCGAGAAAGACCTAGAAGAGTTCGGAATGACCGCCGATAGCGTTACCATGGAAAAGGGTTGCGACATAAAGTATTGTCCTAACGGTTTGCCCTTTGAGTGCTTTGAAGATACCTACAAGTATCTGTTTGTTTATGAGTGGTAAGAAAGGACTAGGCGGGGTGTAAAAGCCCCGCTATACCATAGGGGGAGATATGGAGCGTACTTATTCAAAGCTAACAGAGGCGTATGTAATGGTATCTAAAAGCCGTGATGATACCGTATTGCCAAAACATGAAGATATTTCACCGCTATTAGGTGATAGGGTACGGGCCAGCGGGGGCGCTTACGTTTGGTACAAGCCTGTAAAGCGTTCAGACGGTTCGACTGAACTACAACCGCTAGGGGTTCATTGGACTGATAACGGACTAGACTACTTTATTAACATTGTAGGTAGCCTAGATGATAAATGACGTTTCACCCGCTCAAGTTGAGAAACTCTATCAAGCCGTCTTAAACTGTGATGTAGAGGTTATCCCGTCTGAGTTGGACGGGGTAACCGTCATAAAAGGGCGTACATACCCGTTTAGAGACTTGCTAAAAGAGTTCGGCGCCATATGGGATAGCGATACTAAAGAGTGGTTAGTAGATTTCTCAGACGCAACCGAACTAGGAGATTACTTTCTAAGCCTGTTCTAAGGCGTTCTAAGCCCCTATATTGCCATGGGTGGATAACTTACCCGTAAAACAACTAAATAGTCTTGTAGAAAGCCTTTGAGAAGTGTTGTACAATGTTTCTCAGAGGCTACGTCTTTATGTAGCTACCGTGTACCGCATAGTAAGCGGTTTACAAGTCAACTTAGACGGGAGAAAAGCAATGCAGGACATTCAGGACATTCTAAAGGCTCAGGGTATTGAGGTCACAGAAGAGCAGATGAAAGCTATTAAGAACGGCGTTCTTGAGAATTACCGTTCAAAGGCTGAAACCGAGGCTAAGGCTGCTAAGGTTAAAGAACTTGAAACACAGCTGGAAAAGGCTAACGCTGCCCTAGAGAGCGCCTCAAAGGTAGACCCTGCAAAGTCTGAAGAGATTGAAGCCCTCAAAACTCAGATTGCTGAGTACGAGAAAGCAGAAACAGAGCGCAAGAACAAAGAGGCTGAAACCGCTAGCCGTTCAGAGTTTAGGGCTAAGTTTGACGCTGAAATTGGTTCTAAAAAGTTCGTTTCTAAGGTTGTAGGAGACGCAATTTTTAACGCTGCCTATGCCACCGCTAAGGCCAACCCTGATATGAGCATTGCGGACGTACTCAAAACCGCTACAGGTGATGATAAGGGTATTTTTGCCAACCCACAGGCTGACCCTCAAAAAATGCCTATGGGTGAGCCAACGGCTCAGGGCGTTCAGCCTATTCAGTCACTAGAGCAGGTTAAGGGTATGAGCGTTGAAGATGTGCGTAAGCACATGGACGAAATTAACAAGTTACTGAACAAGTAAGGGGTTCTAACATGGCAACTACTAAGTTTGTTCCACAGATTTGGAGCGCAAAAATTCTCGATAGCCTCGATAAGGCACTTGTTTACAACAAGCTGTTTAACACCGACTACGAGGGCGAGATTACAGAGGCGGGCGATACCGTCCATATCGGTTCTATCGGTAAGGTAACCGTTAAGCCTTACACTAAGGGTTCAGCTATTGCAGCCCCTGACGCTGTAAACGTTGAAGAGCAGACCCTTGTTATTGACAAGGCTGAGTACTTCAACGTTTCAGTTGACGATGTTGACGCTGCACAGTCTAAGGCTAACCTTATTGACGGCGCTACAACCGAGGCTGGTAATTCCTTTGCTGATTCCACCGACCAGTACCTAGCGGGCGTTCTTGCTGCTAAGGGCGGCGTTAAACTGGGTACTACCGCAGCCCCTATTACCATTACTAAAGAGAACGCTTATGACACTCTGATTGACCTCAAGGTTAAGCTGGACAAGGCTAACCTGCCTAAGACTGGTCGTGTTTGCGTTGTTCCTGCTGAGTATGAGGGCTATATGCTCCGTGACCCTCGCTTTGTCGCAGTCTCTGACGCAGGCGAGCAGCGTCTCACTGAGGGTACTGTTTATCGTGCTGCTGGTTTTGAGATTCAGACCTCCAACAACGCACCTAGCCCCGCTGCTAACGTGTTCACCGTTATTGCTGGTTCACCTGTTTGTGGTACTTTCGCTAATCAGGTTCTTAAGACTGAGGCATACCGTCCAACTGACCGCTTTGCTGACGCAGTAAAGGGTCTTCACGTCTACGGTGCAACCGTAACCCGTCCAAACGCTGTTGGACTTGCTTACGTTAAGTTCACCGCTTAAGCGCTACCCCGTCTGTCAATTTAACCCCTGCCTGTTAAAATACGGGTAGGGGCTTTTTACTAGAGAAAGAGGGTTGTAATGTACCTGACCTATGACAAATACGTTTCCATGGGTGGCAAACTGAATACCGCTGATTTTGCTAAGGCTGAGGCTGAGGCTGAGAGTTTGCTCGATGTATGGACACTCAACCGCCTAAAGTCTCAAAGCGTTCTAAGCGATTTAGAGGCTCAAGGTTTAGGCGGTGCGGTAAGTAATGCCACAATGGCAATTATCGACCGTCTAGACGGTATCAGAGAGGCTAGAAAGGCTATTGCTAGCGGTCAAGTTGTAACAAGTTTCAACAACGGCGTTAATTCTTTCAGTTTTGCTAACGGTGGCACTACAAACAATCAAGCTGAGGTTGAGGCTTACGTTAGAGTTTGCGAGTTGTTACCGATTGATGTTGTTTCGGCGTGTGTTTGCTTTAACAATGCGAGGTAGTCGGTATGAATATCAACACTGAAAGGCTGTTAAACCGTACTGTAACCGTTATCAACCGCCTAGACGCTGAACATTACGAACTAGAGTATGACGCTTACAAAGCAACCGTTTATAGCCCTGCTATGTGGTCTGAGAGGGTTCAGAGGTCTGTTACCTCAGACGGTCAAGCGGTTACGGCTAAGTCCTACACGGTTCAGATACCAGTAGACACTGTACACGCTGAGAATGGCACTCAGGCTATAGCTGGAATTGGTGATTTTGTCGTTTTGGGTCACGTTGTTGTTCCCGCTGGTTCAAGTAGAACAGACGTTCTAAAGCAGCTAAGCGGTCTACCCGCCTTTGAGGTTCAAACTGTACGTGATTTATCGACAAATGGAGCGATTGAAAACGGTATAGGCGTACTTAAATATTTGAACGTTCTTCATTTAGAGGGTACGGGAATTGGTAGGGGGTAGTAAAAATTGGTAGACCCCCCTACCAAAAATTGGTAGACCCCTACCAAAATTTAATACCCCTTATATATGTTATAAGAAAGAGATAATCTAGAAATAGATAATATAGGTTAAAGAAAATATAAAAAGAAATTGGCGCAACTATGGCAAAGATTGAGCATGATTTAGGAAAAGTCTACGCATTCATTGACGGGGCTAACTCAGACCCTACTCTAGGACGTTTCCTAGCAACAGAGGCAGCCCGTGGAATGACCCCGTATGTTCCTATGTTCACGGGAGTTCTTGCAGCAAGTGCAACCGTTGAGCCGTTCGCAGTGACCTATAACACGCCATACGCCCGCTATGTCTATTACGGTGACCGTATGCGTATCTCCAAAGAACGACACCCGTTAGCAAGTACTCACTGGGATAGACCCTATTTGGCTGCACACTTAGAAGATTTGTGTAGGGCTGGAACGAACTTTCTCAACAAAAGGCACTAGATTCGTTTTAAGCCTTACAATAGACTAAAACGGGTAAGCCTTATGAAACGGCGTAAATAAGCCTTAGAATGGCTTAGAAAGGCTCTGAGAGGTATCTAATGAACATACAGGGTAAGACTAAAGCGGTTCAAGAATGGTTAAAGACTAACCCGCTGATTGGTAAGCGCCTTAAAATCAACGCCACCGATATGAAAGAGGGCGAAGTATCGGTAAATGTGGTATCTAACACTGACCTAGACACCGCTTTTATTGACGGTACTCAAGAACGTAAATACACGTTTGCGCTGGTATTCGTTAAAAGCTGGTCGGCTGGGTATGATAAGGTCAACATTGAGGCTATGGAGTTCGGCGAGAAAGTCACAGACTGGATAACGGCGCAATACCTAAAGGACAATATGCCTGATTTTGGTAAATCGTGTACAATTAAGGCAATTAAACCGCTGCAAAATATCCCTGACTGCGCAGCGGTTTATAGTGAAACTGGTAACGCCCGTTATCAGCTTTTATGCGATATCGTGTATTGGGAGAAAGAGGCATAATTATGCAGCTAACAAGGGATAAATTTGTACCGCTTATTGATGTTTCTGAACAGAAGAACCTTTCTAAGCTGGTACGTGTCGACAAGTCCACTAAGTTTGAACTTTCGTTCAATGCTCAGACGGACACAAAGGGTTACATTTGCAGCAAGAACGACAGTACAGAGGTTACAGGTTACCAGCCTGAGTTGCCACAGGAGATTATCCTTGACAACACAAACCCACTGTTCAAGTTCATGTTTGAGTACGCTAAGAAGTTCCCTATCGGTACAGCTTGTAACGTTCCTGTTGTTCTTGGTATTCCTAGCATGACTACAGGCGCAACTACAGACGCTATTTGCTGGCAAGAGGCTAGTGTTATCATTGACACTCTGAACACCGTAGACGGTACTCTATCGTTCAAGATTGGTCTGAATGGTACGCCTACTATGGGTACTCTTACGGGCTTGGGTACTGAGAACGTTAAGTTCAACGCTGCTACAAACGTCTAGTTTTCGGTTAAATGCTATACTAGGGCTAAGGGGTTAAACCTTTAGCCCCTTTTTTATCCACGTAGAAAGGTAAAACAATGGTTGAGTACACAGACAATCAAGGTATTACGTTCGAGTTGCCAAAGCTAACAACAAAGCTAATGGCAGAAATGAGCAAGGTCACACAGAGCGGTGATATTGTTGAGACGGTCAAGGCTAAATACGGCTTTGTAAAGCTATGTCTACCCGCTGAGTACCTTAAAGAGCGCCTAGACGGTTCTAAGATTGATGATATCGACCTTGTAGAGTTGGCAAAGGTCTATTCAGACGTTGCCAACGCTTATAGCGCTCCTATGTTCGAGGCTAACACGCAGGGCGTAAATGAGCAGCTAGACCGTATTAAACCTATGGTAGACGTTGCTCAATCAATGGCAAACGTGGCAGCTGCTAATAAGACTTCAAGGCAAGTATTCAAGGTTATCTAATGATTGACTTGAGGTATTCAGACCTCCCCGCCGCCTTAGAGGTTGACGGGGAGGTTTTCGCTATCAAAACGGACTTTAGAGTGTGGTTAGCATGGTTAGAGAGCCTAGAGGTCAACGGGATAGCTGAGTATGGAATATTCGAGAGCGATATACCTCAAGGTGACAGCTGGGTAGAGGTTGCTCAACAGTTCGCACTAAGCGCCCCTGTAACCCCTGTAGGCAAGGCAACAGAAACCGTACAAGCGTTCGACTTTATTCGAGACGGTGACTATATCGTAGGCTCGTTCCAACAGGTCTATAACATTGACCTAACAGACCCCGCCCTATCCATGCATTGGCATAGGTTTCTAGCCCTGTTTAGGTCGTTGCCTGAAACGTGCATAATGTCAAAGATTATGGGTTATCGTACGTTCAAGAAATCAGATAAAGACGATTATAATAGGAGCATGGAAAAGGCTAAGAGAGCCTATACCCTACCGCCAAAACATACGTTTATGACTGAACAAAAAGCGGTACAGGATAAGGCTATAGATGACTGGGCGGACTGGGCGTTTGGTAAGGCTACACTGTAACCCTAAAGTAACCCTAAAGTTAGCAGGTCATAAGGCAGAAAGAGGTTAAAGTTGGCTGACGGCGCAATTAAAATCACGCTTGACGTGTTGACGGGAGACGCTAAGGGTAAAGTAAATGAGTTCGTTGGCGCTACAGATGAAGCCTTAGGGTCTGTAGGTGATAAGTCGAGTAGCACGTTTGACGCTTTGAAAATCGCTGGTATTGTTGCATTTACGGCGGTAGCTGCTGCAGTGGTAGGCTTTGCAAAACAAGCGTTCGAGGCTTATGCACAATATGAGCAGTTGGCGGGCGGTGTATCTAAGCTATACGGTACAGCGGGTAAGTCAATCGAGGAATATGCTGCTAGTGTTGGTAAGTCTGTATCTGAGGTTGAGGGTGAGTATAACCGCCTACAGGCAGCGCAAGATTTAGTGTTCAAAAACGCTAATGACGCATGGAAAACCGCAGGTATGGACGCTAACCGCTATATGGAGGTTGCTACTAGTTTTTCTGCTAGTCTGATTAACTCGCTAGGCGGTGACACGGTAGCAGCTGCACAACAGACCGATGTAGCTATGAGGGCTATCAGCGACAACGTGAACACTTTCGGTACTAACGCCGATAGTGTTACGCAGGCGTTTCAGGGGTTCGCACGACAGAATTTTATGATGCTTGATAATCTGAAATTGGGATACGCAGGCAGTAAAGAGGGTATGCAGCAACTTATTGCAGACGCTAACGCTTACGCAGCTGCAAACGGTCAAGCTGCTAATCTTTCTATTGATAGCTTTAGCGATATTGTCACAGCTATTGAACTGGTACAAGAAAAGCAGGGTATCGCTGGTACAACCGCTAGAGAGGCAGCTACCACTATCGAGGGTTCTATTACCTCGCTGGGTGCTGCATGGAACAACTTTGTTGCTGGTATCGGTAAAGAGGGCGTTGACCTAGAGCCTTTAGTGCAGAATGTAGTAGAGGCACTGGGTAACGTTGTTCATAACGTTGTACCTGTAGCGGGTCGCATTATGGCGGGGCTGGGTTCGGCTCTAATCAACGCCGTTCCTCAAATGGTGCAAGGCTTGGGTTCGGCTATCTCAGACGCTTTAGCGGGTATCGGTATCACACTACCCGCCCTCAACATTGACGGTCAAATGTTCGACAATCTGAACGGCGCACTTGACCCTGTAATAGAGCATTTTCAAAACGTTAGCGATATGCTTGTAAGAGTGTTCAATAACCCTACTGTACAGGCTGGTATAACCTCTATTGTTGGGTCGTTGAACGATATTGGAAACGTTCTAACCGCTACCCTAGCTAATGCTATTCAGTTCATTGTCGATATTTCAGAGCCGTTTATACCCGTCATTGAGAATTTGGCTATTGCGATTATGCCTGTTCTTCAAGGTGCGTTTGAGTTCATAGCGGGCGTTTTAACTGGTCTAGCCCCTATTCTGAGTATCGTCTTTGATGTTATTTCTGCACTAGCGAACATTATTGCGTCTGTTTTGCTGGTTGCTATTCAGGCACTACAGCCTTACTTAGACGTTATCGGTCTAGCTTTTACCGTGCTAGGTGAGTACGCTGCAGCCTTAGGCATGGCACTAATGGAGGTCTATAACGTCATTACTGGTTCGGTACAAGCTGCACTAAACGGCATATCTGAGTGGATAAACGGTAATGTATTACCCGCCGTTAACGCTTTTTCGGCAGGCGTAAGGGCTTTAGGCTCACTTGTTGGAGACGCATTTAATTCAATGGTAAACGCCGTTTCACGCTTTGCGTCTGATTTTGCTAACGGTGCTAGACGTGCAGCCGATGATTTTGGTTCAAACCTTAGGAACGGACTGAATACAGTTGTTAACGGTATTGGCTCAATCGGTCGCAATATTGTTGACGGTATCGTTGGCGGCATTAAGGGCGCTATTGGCAACGTTACAAGTGCGTTACGTGGTGGTATCGAGAGCGCTATTAACAACGTAAAGGGTTTCTTGGGTATTCACTCACCGTCCCGCCTTATGCGTGACCTAATCGGCGTAAACATGGCTAAGGGTGTAGCCGTGGGCATTGATGTTGGTTGGAAAAAGTCTGACCCGTTCAGCGGTATGAGACAGGATATTAACGACAATATCAACGGTGTTCAGCTTGATATTAGCCGTAATGGTTCTATGCTTAGTTCGTGGTCTAACGGTTCTTCTACAAGTACAAAAATCAATCAGACGTTTAATACAAACGTTGTACGTGCAGATGATGACCTATATACCGCTGCTACAATCATTCATAGAAACGCACTATATGAGGCTCAGGGGGTCTAAATGCAAACATGGCAAGCCGTCATTTCAAAGGGCGGGCGTAAGGTTCATATCAACGGCACGGGTGGTTTTACAGGTGCAGCCTTAAACGCCCGTACAATCAAAGGCTGGTATTCAACGCCACAGCCTAAAGTCAAGCTGACAGAGCGTGAGAGTTCAGACGGCGCTCACGATATTGAGCCTAACGCCGTACTCTACTCAGCCCGTACAGTAACGCTAGAACTATACGCTGAGGGTTCAGACCGTTCAGAGGTTCAGCAAGCAATAAACGACCTTTTAGCAATGGCACACGGTCTAGTTAAGTTGAGGGTTAAAGATGATAATCACGATACTTATGTAGAGGGCTATCTATCCGTTGATGTAAAAGCCGACAAAGCAACACGCAACCGTGAAGAAGTGACCGTAACAGTAGTTTGTCCTAGACCTGAGAGGCTTTCAGAGGCTTTTTCCGTGGCATTTATTACCCCTAGCGTAAAAGGTTACGGCGGTTTGCAATATAGCGCCTCAGGAGTGCTTACATTCCCGCTTAGCTATGGAGTGGCAGCCGAAAGAGTAACGTCAATCTGCACAATCACTAATCACGGTACGGCTACAGCCTCCCCCGTCATTACGGCAACGGGTAACCTACCGTTTGGCTTTACGGTGACTAATTCGGCTACAGGTGAACAGCTGGGCTATTCAGACGGCGTTAGTTCAGCGCCCGTTATTCTTGACAGCCGTACAAGAACAGCAAGCGTTAACGGTGTAGACGTGACCCGTAACGTCTATTTGCGTGAGTTCCCTGTAGTGGGTGCAGGTGAGACTGTTACGTTATCATTAGAGGCAGCTGGAACGGGTACGGTTGAGGTCAATCTAAGAGATACGTTTATTTAAGGGGTTCATATGGCAAATGTAGCGTTTGGAGTTCGACAGACGGCGGACGGTATCGGTACAACCGATGTAGATATTCGTAAGATGTTGGCACACAAATGGGTTAACAAGGGCGTAGTTGGTGGGTTATCTGTAAAGGGTTCAACTGGTCTAACCTATATCGTGGGTGCTGGTATGGCAATCTGCTCTAAGGGTGCGGGAGACGGGTTTACAGAGGCTTATTTTGACGGCGGTCAACCGCCCGCCGTGGCAGCTAATACCTCGTCTATGCCTAGAATTGACGTTGTATATATCACCGCTCACGACAAAAGCAAGGGTGACAGCGACAATCTCGTAACTATTGGAGTAGTGCAGGGAACTCCTAGCGGTACACCGAAAGCCCCTACAGTCCCGCAGTATGCGACAGAGGTCGCACGTATGCGCCTCGCAGGTGGTTCAACATCAACTAACGCAGCAATCGAGGCAGAGAGTAGGCAGTTTGCTATTCCTTATGGTTCTAGCTTGGGCATTATCTCAGATGTAACTAATAAGACCACTACAGACGTTACAGCGGGTACACCTTGGACGTTTGCGAGTTCGTCTATCGTTTTGCCAACCGACCGCAATATCAACGTTAAAATCTCTGTTTCTGTACAAGCTAAAAACCCTACTACCTATAACTGGTTGGGTAGTGGTTATGTTGACTGGCTGCTAGACGGTACAGTTATTAGAGCGTTTCGCTTTACGTGCAGCCCTGATACGGTTATCTCGCAGTGTTTCGAGGACGTTTTAGAGGTTGACGCAGGAAGTCATACTATTGCAGCCCGTCTATGGGGTTCGGGTGCAGCGCCTGCCTCAAACCTTACAGCGTCATACTATGCGGGTTCGTACCCCGGTCAACGCCTAATCATTTCAGACGGTGGAGTAAGTGCATAATGTGGACTACATACATTTTTGAGACAATGACGGGGGCGCTACTAGCCCCCGTAGACATACCTAGTCTAAGCTGGACACAGACCGTTTCTAGTTGCTCACTATCGGCCACAAAGGACAAAGGCGTAGGCAAGCTAGACGGTAGCGGTCTAACTATTCCGTGGACGGCTTTACCCGCTAAGACACAGGAGGCACGTAACGACCTGTTAGCCCCTTACAAAAGGGGTTTAGTCTTATTGTGGAACGGTTCACCTGTTATCGCTGGCATAATTGGAACACGTACCGATACATGGGAAGATACAGCGTTTAGCCTTATTAGCCCGCTGGACTTTCTCGCTAACCGTGTTTTAGTCCGTGAAGATACGTTTGGTAAGTCGTGGAACAACACCACCACGGACACAATCTATTTTTCCAACATGAGCCTTAGAGGTATTGCGTGTGAGATTGGCTACCTTGCCACCAACGCAAAGCCTAGCGGTTTCTTGCCTATAGACTGGCAATATCGAGGTGAGAAAGGCAGTTCACAGCGTACCTATTACGGTTACAACGTAGCTAATAACGGGCTTAAAAAGCTGCTCACCGAACTATCCAACGTACAGAATGGACCCGATATTCAGTTTAGACCCGTCCTAGAAGATAATAGGGTTAAATGGGTATTCTATGCAGGTTCAGAGGGTAACCCGTATCTTAATCAAACGGGCGCAATTCCAACGCTTACATGGCATAACGGTGAGGGTACTATTGAGGGTATCAAAGTCGCTCACGGCTCACCCGTTATGCGTATTTATGGAACGGGAGCGGGTCAAGATGAGGGCACTCTATGTAGCCTTGTAGAAGATATGACGCTAGCCGAAAGACCACAGGGCTATCCGTTGATTGAGGCACACACAGGCAGTAACGACTGGTCGAACGCTGGACTTGTTACCGCTCACGCTCAAGCTACCCTAGACGCTGCAAGCCGCCCACTTATTCAGTTGACGGGTGAAGTCTACATAAACGACACAGGGAACTCAGTCACGCCCTCGCTAGTGTGGACAGGTCAAGAAGTTGACCTAGATTTGCACGGCTACCCCTCTATGCCTAACGGCGTTTATCGTCTTAGACTTATGGAAATGAAAGGCAATCTAAGCGATAAAATAAGTCTAACGTTCGACCCTATTTATGACCCATGGGAGAAATGATGAAACACACTAAATTGGTAGGTCTACAGTCACCCGTTGAACAAATGGCAAATGTGGCAGCAAACGCAGCACAGGCAGCCCGTGAGACAACTACACGCACTAGCGGGGTTATTTCTGTAGACAACTCAGACGGTACTAAGACAATTCTAGGCAGCGGTAACGGTGTAGCCTTAAACGTTGGAGACACTACCGCCCCTAGTAAGCCCGTAGGACTTGCAGCAGCCTCACAGAATGGTTCAATCGTGGCATATTGGAGCGGTTCACTTGAAGAAGAAAAGCCCGCCGACTTCTATTGTGTGACCCTATACGCTGAGAAAGACGGTACGCCCGTTAAAATGGGTGAGTTAACGGCAGCGGGTTCGTGCATTATTAGCGGTCTGACAGTTGGAGAAGTCTACAAGGTATACGCAACAGCTGAAGATAACACCTGCAACTATGATGGCTCACCTGCTCACAATGTAAGCGCAAAGAGTAACCCCGTTATGGTCGAGGTTCTAGGCGGTGGCACGGGTGGCAGCGCTGATATTGACAGGCTCAAAGCCCTAGCCGAACAGGCAGCAAAAGAGGCTAAAGAGGCTAAAGCTACAGCAACGACAGCAAAAGAGGCGTTAGACGATATGCAAAATACGTTTTCTCACGATAGCGAGGGCGCTCACGTAGGCAGTAAAACAGGCATACATACAACTATCGACCGTCAAGGTATGAAGTTGCTGAACGGTACAAATCAGCTTGCCTCGTTTGACGCTGGAATGGTTACCTTAGGCGGTACAGCCCTCAATATCGTAGCAGGCTACAGCAACGGTAGAGACGATACACGTTCAACACTTCTAACGTGTGCAGACTTGCTACTAAGACCAACAGCGGGGTTTGGCGT